CGACTCCAAGACGGTGAGCGAAGTCATCGCCGAGCGGTGGCCGAGCGACGACACGCTCAAGGCGTACTTCACCAAAGCGACCGTGCCGGCTGGTCTGACGACCTATGCGGCCTGGGCGGGCAACCTGGTGGATCAGACGAACCTGACGAGCGAGTTCGTCGAGTTCCTGCGTCCGCAGACGATCATCGGCCGACTGCCGTCGATCAAGCGCGTGCCGTTCAACATCCGCGTCACCGGGCAGACCACGGGGTCCGTGGCCGGGTGGGTCGGGGAAGGCAAGCCGAAGCCCGTCACCAGCTTCGCCACCAACGCGCAGACGTTGCTGTACACGAAGATCGCGGCGATCGCGGTGATCACCGAAGAACTCGCGCGTTTCTCCTCGCCCTCGGCCGAAGCCCTGGTGCGTGATGAACTGGCTCGGGCGGTCATCGAGCGCATGGACGTGGACTTCATCGACCCGGCCTCGGCGGTGTCGGCCGGTGTCAATCCGGCGTCGATCACCAACGGCGTCACGGCGCTGTCGTCTGCCGGCACGTCGGCGGACAACATCCGCACGGACATTCAGAATCTGCTCGAGCAGTTCATTCTGAACAACCAGAACGTGGCCAACCTGGCGATCATCATGCCGAACACCCTCGCGTTGGCGGCATCGATCCTGCGGAACAGCCTCGGACAGCCAGAGTTCCCGGAACTCGGCATCATGGGCGGCACGCTCATGGGCATCCCGGTCATCACGTCGCAGTACGCGGCCAACCAGAGCGGCTACGGCAATCTGGTGATCGCGGTCGACCAGTCGGCCATCTTCCTCGCGGACGATGGTCAGGTGACGCTGGATGCGTCGCGTGAGGCGTCGATCCAGATGTCGGACGCGCCGACGAACGACGCGGCGACGGGCACGGGTCAGTCGCTGGTCTCGATGTACCAGACGAACTCGATCGCGGTGCGCGCCGAGCGCTACATCAACTGGCTCAAGGCCCGCACGACCGCCGTGTCGTTCATCGACGACGCCAACTGGGGCTCGATCGGCAGCCCGAGCTAGTCGCTCGCTTCTCGCGGTAGTTCGACGCACGGTGGGCTGGGGATCTCCCTGGCTCACCGTGTGGATTGTTAGGAGTGCATGGCACAGACGCGGATGCTGGTGGTGGCCGTCAAGCCCTTTGCCTATCGGGGCTGTCCCGTCGTGCCGGCCGACGTGTGCGTCGTGGAGCCTGTCGAGGCCGCGGCGCTCGTCTATCAAGGCCAGGCCAAGTGGCCTGAAGATTCCCACCTCGGCGTGTACCATCGGCGCGATCTGGTTCCTGACGACGTGGCGCCGGCCAGTCGTCGGCGTACACGGCGGCGCGACATGACGGCCGAGGCATGAAGATCCTCGGGTTCGAGATTCCCAGGCGCAAGAAAACGGCGCCGGCTGGCCTGTCCTCGCCGAGCTCGCGCGGTGGCTGGTGGCCACTGGTCCGTGAGTCATTCGCCGGCGCGTGGCAGCGGAACGTCACGGTAGACACGGCCGACGTCCTGACGTTCTACGCGGTCTGGGCGTGCGTCTCGCTCATCAGTTCCGACATCAGCAAGATCGGCCTCCGGCTCGTCAAGAAGGACGCCAACGGCATCTGGGACGAGATCGAGAGTCCCGCCTTCTCGCCGGTCCTCCGCAAGCCGAATCACTTTCAGACGCGCATCAAGTTCATCGAACACTGGATGCTGTCCAAACTCGTCCACGGCAACACGTACGTCCTGAAGCAGCGTGACCAGCGTGGGGTCGTGGTGGCGCTGTACGTGCTGGACCCGATGCGGTGTCGACCGATGGTGGCGCCCAATGGCGATGTCTATTACTCGCTGTCACAGGATGCGCTGACACAGGTACAGGACGATCACGTGGTCGTGCCGGCGTCGGAAATCATCCACGACGTGATGGTGCCGCTCTATCACCCGCTCTGCGGCGTGTCGCCGTTGTCCGCGTGTGGATTGCCGGCGACCCAAGGGCTGAGGATTCAGCGCAACTCGACCAACTTCTTTACCAACGGGTCACAGCCAGGCGGACTCTTGACGGCGCCTGGGCCGATTGCCTCGGAGGACGCGGACGAGATTCGCCGCGTGTGGGACTCGGAATACAGCGGGGATAACGCCGGGAAAGTGGCGGTGCTGGGCAATGGCCTGACCTACGCGCCCATGAGCGTGAGCGCGGTCGATTCCGAATTGATCGAACAGTTGAAGTTGACGGCCGAGAATGTCTGCTCGGCGTATCACGTCCCGGCGTACATGGTGGGCGTGTCCGATCCGCCCGCTTACAACAACGTCGAAGCGCTCAACTTGCAGTACTACAGCCAGTGCTTGCAGAACCAGATCGAGTGCATTGAACTCCTGCTCGACGAAGGGTTGAAGCTGCCCGACGACTACGGGACCGAGTTCGACTTGGACGATCTGCTGCGGATGGATTCCGGGTCGCGCGTGACGGCCGCGAAAGAATCCGCCAACGGTGGCGGCATGACGTTCAACGAAGTCCGCAAGCGGTACCACGGCCTCGGCCCGGTGCCTGGCGGTGATGTCGTGCTCAGCCAGCAACAGAACTTCTCGCTGGAAGCTCTCGCCAAGCGCGATGCGATGGCCGATCCATTCGGCACGGCCAAGGAGCCAGTGCCAGCACCGGAACAGACACGCGCGCGTGAAGTCACCGAGGCGGACATTGATGTCGCCTTGCGGAAGGCATGGGCGAACGCATGACGCCACACGAACTCGATCTGCTGTCCGCCGCGACCGCCAAACTCGTGAAGTCGGCAGTGGCCGAATCGACCGCACCGTTGCTGGCGCGCATCATGGCGCTTGAGGCGCGCGGCGTGGTGACAGGGCCGCCAGGCCCAGCCGGCGAGAAGGGCGTGGACGGCGCGGCCGGCGCAGAAGGCCCAGCCGGCCCACAAGGTCCATCAGGCGAGCGCGGCGAATCTGGGGCAGCAGGGCCGATGGGGCCAGCCGGCGACAAAGGCCTGGATGGCGTGCACGGCCAGAACGGACGTGACGGCGTCGGCATCGCGGAAGCCTTCATCGACAAGGAACACCGGCTGGTCCTGACGCTCACCGACGGCACCGTAAAGGCGCTGGGCGTCGTAGTGGGCCGTGACGGCACACCTGGCCAGAAGGGCGCAGACGGTATCGACGGGCGCGACGGGTTCTCGCTCGAGGACTTCGGCGTCGAGTTCGACGGCGAGCGCCGACTGGCGCTGACGTTTGAGCGCGGCGATGTGCGCAAGTCCAGCATCGTCGAACTGCCGACCATCCTCTACCGCGGCGTGTTCACCGAGGGCGAGACGTACCAGCGCGGCGATGCCGTGACGTGGGGCGGATCGTTGTGGATTGCCACGGCCGAAACCACCGACAAGCCCGAAGTCAGCAAGGCATGGCGGCTGGCGGTCAAACGCGGCCGCGATGGGCGCGAAGGCAAGTCGGGGCCGCAGGGTCCGCCCGGTCTGAAGGGCGACAAAGGCGATCGGTGATGCCGACCGTCCCGCGAGACTGGCCTGGCGAGACCTGTGTGGTGCTTGCGACAGGGCCATCACTCACGCCCGATGACGTCGACTTCTGTCGCGGGAAGGCGCGCGTCATTGCCGTGAACAATGCGTACACACTCGCGCCGTGGGCGGACGCGCTGTATGCCTGCGATGCGAAGTGGTGGCACTGGCACCAAGGCGTCCCGTCGTTCACCGGCCCGAAGTGGTCGCTTGACCATTCTGCGTGGGGCACACACCGCGCGCGGTATCCCGACGTGCAGAAACTTCGCAACACCGGCACGCGCGGCCTTGAGCGCGATCCGTCAGGGCTGAAGAATGGCCGGAACTCCGGCTATCAGGCCGTGAACCTTGCCTACCACTACGGCGCGAAGCGGATCGTCCTGTTGGGCTTCAATATGCAGCCGGCGCGCGGGCGGTCGCACTTCTTTGGCGAGCATCCGAACAATCAGAAATCGCCATACAACATCTTCCGCAAAGAGTTCGCGTCCCTTGTCGACCCGCTGAAGAAATCAGGCGTGCAGGTGATCAACTGTTCGCGCCAGTCCGTGCTGGAGTGTTTTCCCAAGGCGGATCTGCATGAGGTGTTGTCATGAGCAGTCCGCATCGGGACACGCTGTCCGCGTTCGTCCGTAAGCACGGCTGGACGCGCGGCGCCGAGCTCGGCGTCGACAAGGGGCTCCTGTTCCATCGGCTCCTGCGCGATCACCCGGCGCTGTCACTGCTGGGTGTCGATGTGTTCCCCGTGCCGGAACGACGCGATCGGTGCGAGGGCATCGCGGCCGAATACGCGGAGCGCGCGTCACTCCTGATCATGCGGACGGACGAGGCGTCCGGCCTGGTCAGCGACGGGTCGCTCGACTTCGTGTTCATTGACGCGGACCACTCCTATGCCGCGGTCGTGACGGACATCGCCCTCTGGTTGCCGAAGGTGAAGGCCGGCGGCTGGATCGGGGGCCATGACTACAACACGAAATGGCCCGGCGTCGTGCGGGCGGTCGACGAGATGTTTGGGGGGCGTGTGCAGCGGCTGAATCCGGGATCGATCTGGGGCGTGTGGTTGTGATTACCGCGGTCCTCTGGCACTGGGGTCGACGTTACGGCACGGTCCACATCGAGAAGATGCGGTCCATGCTGGCGCGACATTTGTCGCTGCCTCACCGCATAGTCTGCATCACCGACCGGCCGAAGGATGTCCCGTCGGGCATCGAGACGTTCGACGTCGCGCACACGATCCCGAAAACGGGCGACTTCAAGTGCATCCGTCGGATGTGGCTGTATGCCGGCAAGCCTGATAAGCCGGGCCGCGTCTGGCCAGGCGACCTCGGGGATCGTCTGTTACAGCTTGACCTCGACATGGTGCTGACCGACGACGTGACACCCCTGTTCGACCGCCCCGATCCGTTCGTCATCCTGCGCGGCGAGTCGACGCGGCAACCGTATCGTCCGCACGGGTGGGCCTACAACGCCACCGTCATGCTGCTGACGCCAGGCGCGCGGCGCGACGTGTTCGACACCTACAACGCCGACCGGGCGAAGGCGGTCAGGGCCGCCGATGCAGCGGGGTGGGACGCCAAGACGAACAGCGACCAAGCGATCGCCACGCACCTGATGCTCGAGACGCCGCCGGCCTTCTGGACGCTCGCCGACGGGATTTATTCCTATCGCGGCGTGGCTGGCCCGGACGGGATGCGCGACAAGGGACTGCCGGCCGGGTGCCGGATCGTTAGTTTCCACGGGCGCAGCGGCCATCGTCATCCGGGTGTGCCAGACCTGCAACAGAAGTCGCCGTGGATTCTGGAGCATTGGCGATGAGCGC